CCCCGGCGGTGAGCCTATTTTATCTCCGGCAGATTTTCAGATGCAACAAAATACGGCGCTTGATTGGTGGCTTGTGTGTAACGGTGAAATTTATGTTTTTCCGTGGGTGCCTCCGTTATTGGGGCGTGAATTTATCCACGGGAAAACGGATTGCTACACGTTATTCCGCGATTTTTATCGGTTGTCTGGCAAAGAGTTTCCTAATTTTGAACGTGATGATTACTGGTGGGAAGATGGCTTTAACCTGTATATGGATCACATGGAAGAACAAGGTTTTGAACGCCTAACCGACGTAAAAGAATTACAGGTCGGTGATGTTATCCTGATCCAAGTTGGCTCTGATGTGCCGAATCACGCGGCGATTTATATTGGTGATCAAATGGTGTTACATCACAGCCCCCGTCGGTTATCAAAGCGTGATTTATACGATGGTTATTGGCTCAAGCATACGCATAGCTTATGGAGATTTAAAGAGTGGTCACAGTTAAACTTTACGGCGGCCTTAAGCAATTTGGCAGTGAATTTAAGCTCGATGTAAAAGACACGGCGGAAATTATCCGTGCGTTGTGTAGCCAGTTGCCGAAATTCAGAGAAACACTGGCGAAGGGATTTTATAAAGTCCGCATCGGTAAACGCTACATGGATAGTCGCTACGTTGAGCGCGATCTTGGCTATCAATTAAAAGATGGAATGACAGTGCATTTTACCCCGGTTATTGCCGGAGCGAAGAAAGCGGGCATATTCTCTGTCATTATCGGCGTGGTGCTAATGGTTGCTTCAATTTGGACTGGAGGCTCCACATTTGCTGCGGGGTTGGCTATGACCTTGGGCGGTGTTGCTCAAATGCTAACAAAAACCCCAACTATGCCAGGACAAGGGAAAGAAGCCGAAAAACAGAAATCCACATCATTTACTAACTTGTCAAACATGGCAGCGCAAGGGCGACCGGTGCCACTGGCTTACGGGAAAATCCGCACCGGCTCATTAATTATTTCGCAAGGCGTGGAAACATACGATGTGGAAACGGCGAAAACAAGTGAAAAACCTGTCGGATTTAGAAAAGGCAGAATGTAAAACGAATTGAATTTTGACCGCACTTTTATGTGCGGTTTTTATTTTGAGAGGTACACATGGGCGGTGGTGGAGGTGGCGGCGGTCATACGCCGTATGAAGCGCCGGAATCTGGACGCAGTAAACAGGCGGTAAGAATCGTTGAGATTGTTTCCGAGGGCGAAGTTAAAGGCTTAGTTAATGGGGTGCAGTCCGTTTTCTTGGACAACACGCCAATTCAAAACAAGGACGGAACCTATAATTTTAGCAATGTGGAAGCAGAAGGGCGCATAGGTATTCAAGATCAGGATATTCTTGAGGGTTTCAACACGTCCGAAAAAGAGATTTCTGTTGGAACTCAGGTGCGCAAAAATACGCCTTTAACCCGCACGGTATCGGATGGCAAGGTATCACGCTTACGGTTAACCTTGGGTGTACAAAGCCTTTTTTCGCAAAACGATCAGGGAGACACGCACGGTGCGAGCGTAACGATGAATATTACCATCGGTCAGCGCGTAATCCCGTTAACGATTAACGGCAAGTACAGCTCACAGTATTTGCGCCAAATTGAGATTGATAATCTGCCGCCGACGCCTTTTACCGTGCGAGTCGAGCGTATAGACGAGGACAGTAAGTCTCAACGGTTGCAAAATAACACTATTTGGGCGAGCTATACCGAGATTATCGAAACGCGGTTAGCTTATCCAAATACCGCGCTTGTCGGCATCAAGTTTGATTCGGACTATTTTTCAAGTATCCCGAATCGAACATATGATGTTTACGGAATCATCGTACAAGTGCCAAGCAACTATAATCCGGAAACACGGGCTTATAACGGCACTTGGGACGGTACGTTTAAAGCAGCGTGGAGCGATAACCCGGCATGGGTGCTTTATGATTTGCTGAAAAACAAACGCTATGGTTTCGGTCGTCGTCTTGGTGATTTTGCCGTAGATAAGTGGGCGCTTTACAACGTGGCGCAATATTGCGATCAGTTGGTAGATGATGGTTTTGGTGGAAAAGAACCGCGCTTTACTTGTAACGCATGGATCACGGAGCAACGCCAAGCATACGACGTTATCAATGATATTTGTTCGATTTTCCGCGCAATGCCGGTGTGGAACGGACGGGAATTTACGGTAATTCAAGACCGCCCAGCCGATCCGGTGTGGACGTACACGAACGCCAACGTTGACAAAGAGGGCTTTACTTACTCTTATTCGGCTATGAAAGCGCGCCACAACGAAATCCACGTTGAGTACGCCAACGCACAGAATAACTACGAAAAAGACGTTATCTGTGTTTCGGACGATGATTTGATCCGCCGTTACGGTTTGAACGTGAAAAAAGTTACCGCTTTTGGTTGCACCTCACGCGGGCAAGCATACCGTACCGGGAGATGGATCTTGGAAACAGAAAAGCTGGAAACCCGCACGGTCACATTTACCGTTGGCGCCGAAGGATTAATGCACGTACCGGGCGATATTATCCTTGTTGCGGATAATGACTATGCTGGAACGCAATTAGGCGGACGTGTACTGTCTGTGACGGATAAAGTCGTAACGCTTGATCGCGAAGTGCCATTTAAAACGGGTGAACAGTTTTTGTATTACAACCAAAACGCGCAAGTCACCGGCATTAAAGTGATTGATGTCTTGGATGGAAACCGAATCGTATTAGATAAAGCGCCGACGGGACTTACAGAATACGGCGTTTGGTTGCGTCATGGAGAGAAAGTACAGCCGCAGTTATACCGTGCTTTGAGTATCAAAGAGGAAAGCAAGGGCAAGTACACCATCACCGCGCTACAACATGAACCGCAGAAAGAAGCGATTGTTGACAGTGGCGCGCACTTTGAACCCGTATCATTTAGTGAAGTGCCGGATCGCTATCGTATCCAAAATGTTGATGTGGCCGCAACGGATGACGGAATCAGATTATCATTTGAATATTTTGCGAAGAATGAATCTACCGTTAAATATCAAATCAAACTCTACCGCACTTTTGACGGTAACCGCACTTTGTATAAAGTCTATGATGACTTAACAAATACGAACATTGCCTTTACCGGGCTACCGGACGGCGATTACACCGCAGAAATCCGCGCGAAAAATGGCGTAGGTCAATTGTCTGAACCTGTCACCAAATCATTTAGCGTGAATTTTACGATCGCTGAATTGGTGACGGTTAGTAAGTTGATGGGGATCGACCTTAACTGGCGTAATCCTGTTTTTGCCAATCCAAACTCAGCTATTGAGATTTGGGTTAGTCAAGACGACAATTTCCAACATGCTCGGAAACTTGTCACTCTCGCATACCCGACGAATAGCTACAGTTACACCGGACTAGGTGTTGCTGATAGCTATTATTTTTGGGCACGCATGGTGAGTAAAGATGTTGCGGGGAAATTTACGGATGCGGTCGAGGGCGTAACAGAGCGCGACGCGACAAAGATTGTTGATTATATCCACGGACAAATCAACAAGAGCGCACTCACAAAAGAACTCATCGATGAAATCAGCGGAGCCACGGAGTCGGCAAAAGGTGCTAAAAACTTAGCCGAAAATGCCGCCGCTAAAATCGAAGTGGCAAGCCGAAAAGTTGAAGATGTGAGCAGTAAATTTTCGGCGATACATACCATCAAAACACAAGCAATAGCTGGCGGACGTACCGCAATTGCGGGGATTGCCCTTGGCGCATCAAGCGACGGTAAAACCGCTGAAAGCTCCGTGATTATTATGGCTGACAAATTCGGCGTTGTTAAAAATGCCACCGATGGCACAGTGCGAAATGTGTTTACTGTTTCTAATAATCAGTTAGCGTTGAGCGGTGACTTAATCGCAGATGGCTCAATTATTGGGCGTCATATCCGCGCTAATACGGAGATCGAAGCACCTAAAATAACCGGGGGGACAATTACCGGTAATGTCATTCATGGAGCAACAGTAACCGGTGGCGCAATAACCGGAACCACAATCAATGGTGGAGTCATATCAGGGACTCGATTAGAGGGTGTAACGGGTAAATTTAGCGGCGAGCTTGAAGTTACTCAGTTATTAGGCGGGGCAATTATTGAGCACGTTAAGGGGGAGTTAAAGCATACAAGAACGATAAGAAAGAGTTATTCATATACATGGACAAGTAATAATGATTCAGGAACGCTTCATTATTCCAGAGGTACTGCTGATGTACCAATATATGGCGCAACAATAACTATCCATCCTTCCAAAACGGATAGATTTATTATCATTGGTGATGATGAAGGGTTTGTTTTACCTAAAAATCAATCTAAAGTTGTTAATTATGAGCGAGAAAGTATACTTGAGGTGAAATCTCACCGAACAGGCCCAACAGGAAACGTCGCCACCATAACCACACCAAAATTGACATTTATGATATTGTCATATGCGTTATCCACCACATCATTTATTCAAGTTAGTTGATCGCCAAAGTGCGGTCTTTTTTATGAGGGAAAAGCATGAAATACATCGAAAAGAAACTTGAAGACGCTCAAACTGGAGCAATTGTTGATTATCACGAAATCGTGAATATTGGTGTTGATTACATCAATAATAGCGTATCAGTTACGATTGCAAGCTATGTGTCTAGTAATGGGCGCGAAAACAACAAAAACCCACTGTCTTACAACTCATTTTACTTAGACGAAGCACCTGGTCGCGAAGTTAATATCCACGATTGGGCATTGTCTCAACTCATTATTAACGAGCCGAATAGCTTTGTGCGAGATGATAACGCAATCAATCCTTATCTTTTTGCCGGTGGTAAAATTAAAGAAATTGAATTGCCGCCTAAATAATCAATCGATTCAGCAGCAATCAGTAAGCTAAGCATCAAAGGTGGGCGGTTTGTTATTGTTAGTAAAAACGGCGGGG